TGAAGTACGTGCGTGGTTCAAAGACCCTTCACTAGAAGACATGGGTCGTAAATACTGGAAGAAACGTTCTTACATTTTCCAAGGTTTCGTTGTAGATGACGGACTAGGCGAAAAATCAGAAGAACAACCAGAAAATCCAATTCGCCGTTTCATTATCGGTCCACAGATTTTCCAATCAATTCGTGCGGCATTAGTCGATCCAGAATTGGAAGATTTGCCAACTGACTATGTGCATGGCTTGGACTATCGCATGAAGAAAACATCAAAAGGTGGTTACGCTGACTACTCAACATCAAGCTGGGCACGTCGTGAGCGTCCATTGAACGATGCTGAACAAGCGGCAATCGCACAACATGGCTTGTTTAACTTAACAGACTTCTTACCTAAGAAGCCAGGTGAAGTTGAATTGAAAGTTATGAAGGAAATGTTTGAAGCAAGCGTTGACGGCGAGCCATATGACATGGACCGTTGGGGACAATATTTCAAACCAGCAGGTATGAGCCAAAACACTGGCGATCCTGTAAAGTCTACTCCTAAGGCTTCTGCACCAGCAGTAAGCGAAGACTACGATGATGAACCTGCACCAGTAGCTAAGTCTACTCCTGCTCCAGCACCAAAAGCTGAAGCAAGTTCAGGCGGTGACAGCAAAGCCCAAGACATCTTGGCAATGATCCGTAATCGTCAAAAAGCGTAATGTAAAGGGCTTCGGCCCTTTACCAATCATTTAGGAGAATCAACTTATGGCTACAAAAGCCTTCGATCTATCGAAATTTAGAAAGACCTTGACCAAAAGTATTGATGGTCTAGGTGTAGGATTTAATGATCCTACAGATTGGATTAGCACAGGCAATTATACGCTCAACTATCTAATCAGCGGAGATTTCCACAAAGGTGTTCCGCTAGGTAAAGTTACTGTGTTTGCCGGTGAATCTGGCGCAGGCAAAAGTTTTATCTGTTCAGGCAATCTAGTTCGCAACGCACAACAACAAGGCATTTATGTTATCCTAGTTGATACAGAAAACGCACTTGATGAAAAGTGGTTACACGATTTAGGTGTTGATACATCAGAAGAAAAACTTCTTAAACTCAACATGGCAATGATCGATGACGTTGCTAAAACTATCAACGAGTTTATGAAAGAATACAAATCAATGCCAGACGAAGAACGTCCAAAGGTGTTGTTTGTAATCGACTCACTCGGTATGTTGTTAACTCCAACTGATGTTAATCAATTTGAAGCAGGAGATCTTAAAGGTGATATGGGTAGAAAGCCTAAAGCACTTACGGCGCTGGTTCGTAATTGTGTTAATCAGTTTGGTAATTATAATGTCGGGTTGGTATGTACTAATCACACATACGCTTCACAAGATATGTTCGACCCTGATGATAAAATTTCCGGAGGACAAGGATTCGTTTACGCATCTTCTATCGTGGTTGCCATGAAGAAGTTGAAGTTGAAAGAAGACGAAGATGGTAACAAGGTTAGTGACGTATTGGGTATTCGTAGTGCTTGTAAAATTATGAAGACACGTTATGCTAAACCTTTTGAAAGTGTACAAGTTAAGATTCCATATTCAACTGGAATGGCTCCAACTAGCGGGTTGGTTGACATGTTCGAGAAGATGGGTGTATTATCTAAAGTCGGAAATAAATTAGCATACACTAGCAAAGAAACTGGTGAAATTGTTGCAGAGTTTCGTAAAAACTGGACTGAAGATAAGTTACATATCATTATGAAAGAATGGGATGCTAATGATCTTGCAACTACTACAACTACTATCGAGGAAACAGAGGAAGAAGCGTGATGGATGAAACTATTATCTTAGAAGTCTGGGATACATTCAAAGAATATATTCCAGAAAAAAATAAAGACATGGCCGCAACACACTATGTTGATTTTCTACTAGGTAAAGACATTGAACCTAGCACGTTGGAAACTTTTATGGGGTTCGATGAACATCTTGATGATGCTATCAAGAATGTAATCGACGAAGAAGAAACCTATAAAGATGAAGAAGACGATGTAGATGATTATGGTTACGACGATGAGGACTACTGATCATGAGTTGGTACTCAAAAGTGAGCAAGGATATTGCTCACTTGCCTGCCTGCATTGATTTTTATTATGCAGAAATGGACGAAGCAAGGAAAGAAGTCAAAATCTACGGCAACGTAGAAAAGGCTTCTTCCGCCTTGCCCGGCATTGTTGAACAACGGTTCAATCAACTTCAAGAAATTGAAGGTATTCTCGAATATCTCAATATTGAACTGCGTAGACTTAGGTCTAAAACCTTTAGAAAGTATTTAGAAAGCTAT